CGGTCCCACCTGCCCAGGTGGAGCTGATCAAGGAGTACGGTCTCAAGTGTCGCATTGTAACCAAAAGCCCTGCGGCTTTGATTTACGGTGGGCAGCTTGTCCGTCGCAGGCTCTTCAGGGGACTTCATCGTTCCCCAGAGATAGGGCCTAACCTTGACGGGAAGGTTGATGAATCTCTAAAACGTTTCATAGGAGCCGAAGGAATTGTAGCTAGTAGTGACCTTACAGCCGCTACCGATTTGTTACCGTTAGACTTCGTCTCAGCGTTAGTGGAGGGACTCAATGATAGTGGGTATTTAAGCCCGTTTGAGATAGAGATCCTAAGGAAACTAACGGGTCCTATGGACATCACCTGGCCTGCTGCTTATTCATCGGATCATAAGCCGGTGACACAGACTTCTTCGCGTGGTGTTCTAATGGGTCTTCCGACCAGTTGGGCAATGTTAAACATTGCCCATCTATTCTGGTGGGACGAAGCCAAAAGAAAACACGTTAGGAGAAGTGGTGCCGAGCCGGTCATCTCCATTTTTGGGGATGACGCTTTGATCGTTGCTGAGCAGGAGGTAGTTGATGCATATGACCGAATGGTTTTAGTGACGGGAGGTAAACTCTCGGAGGGTAAGCATGCTCGCTCGCGGATGCGTGGTGTCTTTCTGGAACGCCTGATCGTTTTCGAGAACGATCGTAAGGTGGTTCAACCTCAGGAGTACAACAGATTGCCTGTTTTAAAGGTTCGCCGGTTGAAGGGTGTCCGTTTGGACAACCAGAAGGCTCGTCGTAATCTGCAGCGCTGTGCTGTTAATGCTGTCGCGGTCAATAGGATGAAATCCTATCACCTAGACGGGGCGGTTCCCATGCGTGGGTTCTTGTACCCCCAAGGAGGCAATGACGTTTGTTCGTCATCGCCCGGGGCTGTACAAAACAAACCACTGTGGGCCACCCTTGGAGCAGTAGTGGAATCTTTGGCAGAACGCTGGCCTCACGGACGTGTGTTTCGGATACAGGAATACCTGTACCCCACCGTCCGGATCCAGCTTCTAGAGCGCAAGATCCCCTGCCTCCCACGATGTCTAGGTGGTAGTGGACTTCTCCCTAATGAGAAGGGATGGCACACTAAGGTTGAAACCTGTGCTTCCAAACTCCACCGGAAAGCTTTAGCCAGTCTCCTCACTAATACTAGTGTGGATTCTGTGCTCACTGGCTTTACTCGGCCATGGAGTGCCTGTAACAAGGCGCTCCCTAGTTGGGTATTCGATGAGGCCAGAGAGTCGCTAAAGAAATGCCAATACGTAGCTCATCAAGATGGTAAGGTCCCTGTAGGTCACTTTTCGTGCGGACAGGATCCATTGAAGGAGGCTGAGATGTTCTATCTCAACCAAGCCCTAATGGTCTGTGTTCTCCACGAAGAGTGGACTAAATCCGCTGTTATTACAGCGCTCCATAAGGAGAGGAACCGACTCGCTGACTTATGGAAGTCGGCGACGCCTATGAAAGGTACCATACTTTCGCTACTTCTTCGTTGGCGTACCCGGTTGAGTACGGTAGTATGGAGTAATCCAGGGGAGACATTATGTTATATGCCAGGCCATTATGGTTTTCGTATGATTGTAAGGCCGGCATGTGAAATTGGACTTCGG